AGTCCGAACTAGAAGTTAATGACGGTTCAGCTTGGGGGTCAATAGGCGGAGGAGCTATTAATGATATATTTTATGAAAACGCACAGACTGTATTGGCTGACTATACAATCACAACAAATAAGAACGCTATGAGTGCTGGAGAAATAACAATAGATACTGGAGTTACGGTAACTGTACCGACTAATTCAAACTGGGTGGTGGTGTAAGATGAGTACTGTAGCTGTTAATAAAATTGAAGACCTTTCTGCAAATCAGAATAAAGGTGTATTGCAAGTAGTTAGCACAACTAAGACTGATACCTTTACAACAGGTTCATCTACTCTGGTAGATATTACAGGGTTTTCTCTTGCGATAACACCAAGAAGTACAGATTCAAAGATTTTACTTCTAGTCTCATGTATGTTATCTGCTGGTACATATGGTGGATATATGTCTATGGTTCAACTGGTAAGAGATAGCACTCCTATTGCATTAGGTACTAGTACAGCAACTAACCAAGTAACTATGGGTATAGTACACGAACAGGTTTGGGAAGTTACAACATCTGCTACAGAATTTTTAGATTCCCCAAATACCACAAGTGCAATAACTTATAAAGTTCAAGCCAAAGATGATAATGGTGAGTTTTTTTTAAACCGAAAGGGTTATGATACTGCAATATGCGGAGTATCAAGTCTTACAGCTATGGAGATACAAGGGTAATGGACAGATATCAAGCAATTAGAAATACACACCCAACTGTTGTAACAATTAATGGTGATGCAGAGGCTTGGGATAATGACGGCAATGTAGTTGAGTTAGATGAAAGTTTAATTAAAACAGAGTTTGACAAACTACAAGCTGATTATGATGCGAAAGAATATCAGCGTACCAGAGCTAAGAGCTTTCCACGACTTGAAGAACAACTTGATATGCAGTACTGGGATTCAGTAAACGGAACAACAAAGTGGAAAGATGCAGTGGCATTAGTAAAATCGGAGAACCCTAAATGAGTACCCTACGAGCTGACACGATAGCGAATGTTGCTGGAACTGAGAATAAAGGAATCTTGCAAGTCCAAAGTACTTGTAAATTAGATACTTTCACAACTACAAGTAGCAGTTTTACTGACGTTACAGGCTTAACCGTTTCGATAACTCCAAGAGCAACTTCAAGTAAAATTTTAATTCTTACCGCTTTCAGTTTAGTTAATAGTGCAAGTTCTTATTCTGCCGCTAGACTCATGAGAGATTCAACTGTTATTTCATTAGGTAACGCAAATAGTAGCAATGTGCAAGGAAGTATTTTGTATTATGGGAATGTAAGTTATGAGGGAACTTATGAAGTGAATGGTAGTTCAATAGTTCATGTGGATTCACCGAGTTCAACATCAGCAATCGCCTATCACATAGAGGTCTGTTCTAATGCAAGTTCAGGAACAACAACCGTTGGTATGAGAGGGGATAACCCAAGTGATGTTAGTGGTTTAAGAGCCGCATCAAACATAATAGTTATGGAGATTCAAGGGTAATGGATATAGCAAGCGCAATAGTAGCGATTAATCCTGATGCAAAAGTATCAGTTAATGCAGAAGATTATGAACAAATTACATGGCATGATGGAACAGCAGTTATTTCCAAAGCTGACATAGTAGCTAAACAAGCAGAGTTAAAAGCTGATTATGATTCAAAAGAATATCAGCGAAAAAGAAAGCTCACTTATCCCTCTATTGAAGAATGTGTTCATGCAATATTAGATAATCAATTAGAAGATTTACAAGCTAAAAGAACTGCTGTTAAGGAGAAATACCCTAAATGACAAAAGCAAGAAATATAGCCAACCTATTAGATGCTAGTGGAGATGTTGTTACAGCCGCACTAGACAACGCTGGTGGTGGAATGACAGGTGGTGGTACTGATAAGTTATTCTTAGAAGCAAACCAAACTTCTACAGAAAGTTTTACTGTCGGTGCAACAACAAACGCTATGTCTATTGGTAAAATGACAGTCGCTTCAGGAGATACCATAACCGTAACTTCGGGTGGACGGTGGGTAATAGTATGAGTAGCTTAGTCGTTAATGATATTACGAATAGTTCTGGAACTAGACCTTACAATACTACTTTAAGTGCAGAGAACACTACAACAGGTGGTACTTCCCTTGATTTTGATAATATACCATCAGGCGTTAAACAGGTTCACATATTATTTCAAACACTTTCAGGTAGTGGAACTTCAGACTTTATTATACAGATTGGTACTGGAGAAGTATTTAAAACTTCGGGGTATGTTGGTTCTAGTTGGTCTGCTAATACTACTAATCAAAATTATACAGACGGATTCGGTTTTCATGCCGCACATCAAGCCGCTAATACTTATGAAGGGGTTATAAGTTTATATCTATGTGATTCATCAAATAATACTTGGACATCTAGTGGTAACATAGGAAGGTCTGAAAGCGGTGGTATGGGTATTTCTTCTGGTACTGTAAGTTTATCTGGAGTATTAGACAGCGTAAGAGTAACTTCTCAAGGTGGTTCAGACACTATAGACGGAAACTCAGGAATAAGTATACAATTTCAATAAGAGGAAAATTAAATGGCACATGATGTAACAGCAGTTAATGTGATGACTGGAGAAATCACAAAAAGAAATTACACAGCAGAGGAAGTTGCAGACAATGCTAAGAATGCTCCTACTGTTGAAATAAAAATGGTAACAATACGTCAACGTAGAGATGCGTTGTTACACGAAACAGATTGGTGGTCATTGGCAGATTCTCCAGAAATGTCTGATGCTCAGAAAAACTACCGCCAAGCTTTACGTGATTTACCAGCTTCAGTAGATGCTGATAATCCAGTTTATCCAGAGAAACCATAATGCCTTCTACAATAAGCGGTGCTAAAGTCGTTACAGATGAGATAGAAAATACTGCTGGGGCGAATCCTTATAATATCACACTAAATTCTGAGATTGATACTTCCTCTGGAGCGCAATCTTATGATGTTACTGGAATCCCAACTGGAGTTAAAAGAATAACAGTTCTGCTTGCAGGTGTAAGCCTAAGTGGTTCAGAAAAATTTATGATTCAACTAGGTACGGGTGGCAGTGCAACTACATCTGGTTATCTAGGTGGTGCGGATTATGATAGTGCAGGTGGTGGAATAAATTTAGGTGCTGGTTTTCAAACTAATGATTGGTCAGTGGGTAAGATAGGGCATGGTGCAATAAGATTTTGGTTACAAAACGCATCAAATAATACATGGGTATGCGATGCAAGGATAAAATTCTCAAATGGTGTCGAGCATACTCGTCAATTTGCAGGTTCAGTTCCCCTTTCTGGTACACTCGATATGCTTAAAATTAAAAATACAGGCACTAATACCTTTACTGCGGGTGGTATTGGTGTTCAATTTGAGTAGAGGATAATATATGTCAACAATAAATGCAACAACAGTACAAGCAACAAATGTACAGGATACTGCTGGAGCAAATTCTTCAACGACTGCTCAGTTAACAAGCGGCAGAGCTAAAGCTTGGGTTAATTACGACCATGATAGCAATACACTTACGGACTCATTTAATGTGTCAGGTGTTACAGATGACAGTGCTGGTAATTTTACCGTTTCTTTTACTACTAACTTTTCTAACACTAATTATATTCACACTTTAGGGCATGGTGCTAACGCATCTTATATATGGCATAGCAAATCCTCAACCAGAGCTGTCGGCACTTGTTCTTTTACAACTAGCAGACAATATCTAGGTTATGCACCAGTTGCGGAAGATACGTCAGAAGGAATTTACGCTGTCTTTTATGGAGACCAATAATGAGTACATTAACAGTAACAAATGTTAAAGCAACGAACATACAAGACTCGGCTGGAGTTAATAGTTCAACCCCAGCTAATCTAAAAAGTGGTGGTGCTAAAGCGTGGATAGATTTTACAGGAACAGGTACAGTTGCCACTAATTCTTCTTTTAATGTTAGTGGTTTAACTGATTTAGGTACTGGACAATACCTAGTTACGTTTACAACCGCTTTTGCAACTAATGAGTATGTGGTATCTGTATGTGCATCAGACCAAGTTAGAGACATTACTACCGCACAATCTAGTTCTTCATGGGTGAATCAAACTGAAGGATATAGTCCATCAACAACTTCTGTTTTTATTAATTTATCAAACGGTGCGGCATATAGTGATAGAAGTTATGCCAGCGTTATTTGTTGTGGAGACCAATAATGAATAATATAATTAAGAGGAATTTAAATGGATAAGAGAATAGTTTATACAGGAGATAATGGTGTAGCCGCAGTTGTAATACCAACACCTGAGTATCTTGCTAATGGTGGTACGATTGAAGCTTTAATGGAAAAGTCTGTACCAGAAGGTGTTACTGATGCAAGCATACATAATGAAGATACGATACCTTCAAACCGTAGCTTCAGAAATGCGTGGACTACTACCAAGAGTTATTCTGTAACTGTTGACCTAGCAAAATCTAAAGACGTTGCTAGAGATAAAATTAGAGAAGCTAGAGACCCAGCGTTAGTAAAGCAAGATGTTGCTTACCAGAGAGCTGATGAAAGCGGTGATGCAGATGTTAAAGCCGCAGTCATAGCACGGAAAGTAGTATTACGTGATGCACCGTCTGATTCAAGGATAACAGATAGTGCAGATGTAGATGCTTTAGAAACTGCTATGAATACAATCGTAGATGAATGTAGTTCCTAGTGGTTGGGTAACAGTACTTACAGTATTTATCCCTATACTGTTTGCTTCTTTTATTTCTATGTGTTTATTAGTAGCATATAAGAGAGCTAACAGAGCAGACGGAAGACCTGAATTATCTTCTAGTCATATATTAATAAATCAATTAACAGTTGGTTTTGTATTAGGCTCATTAACTCAGTGGTGTCTAGGGGAGATAATATACCAAATAAGTAATGTTGCCACCAACGATATTAAGATGATGCTTCTGGCAAGTTTAAGTACAGGGATTTTATCACTTGCAATGTATCATGGGTTCAGGGGTTTCTTTAAAAAAAGAAGTCCAAGTATGTATAAATTTTTAACTGTTAAACATACACAAACAGCAGATGAGCTTGGACTATCAGGAGATTACTCAGACATGACCGTGCGTAATAGTAGTATTGGAAGCAACAGGAAAGAAGAAGAATGATTACACATTCACAAGAGGTGATTAAAGCTATCGATTTTATTACGTATTCTTGTTCAGGAGTCGCGTGTATAATGGCATACGTAAATCACTATTCCACAATTTTTGCTATACTTATAGCTTTTTGTTCTTTAGTGGTAAGCTGGGTTTATAAACATTTAGCGTATAGAAACGAAATAAAAAAACTTAAAGCTATGTTTGGAGAAGAAAAATGATTCAGATATTTTCAATACTAGGTGGTCTTGCAAAAACCTTCTTAGAAAATAAAGCAAAAGAATCAAACGCAAAACAAGAATTAAAAATAAGAGCTATTGAATCAACAGATTCGTGGGAACAATTACAAGCACAGGCTTCACAATCCAGTTGGAAAGATGAATGGTTTGTCATAGTATTATCAATACCTATGGTATGTGCTTTCATTCCTGACTTAGTTCCTTTTATTGAAAGAGGGTTTGAAGTTTTAAATAATATGCCTTCCTACTACAAAGCATTTTTAGGTGCGGCAATAGCGGCAAGCTTTGGGTTGAAGGGTTTAGCTACTTGGAGACAATAATGAAATTACAAGACTTAAGAGATTTATTTTGGGATATAGCAGAATCATTACCATCTATCATTTATTATGTTGGATTCTTCATAATGGGGCTAGTAGTAGGTTCTTGGTAAAATTCGACCTCCTTATTTCCGTTCTAAGCGTTTTAAAATTAAAGTTAATACTAGGACATCTCGGAATTTTACGGATAATCAATAACTTAGAAAGGATTCAGTATGGCTGGAAAAGGTAGTAAACGTAGACCAGAAGATAATAAATCATATAGAAAAAATTACGATAAGACTTTTAAAAATAAAAAGGGAAAATGAGAATGACCTATGAGAAAAAATGGATATCGTAAGTTCCCGTTATGGGAAATAATTTGGAAAGACCACAGTGCAGACGCAGGGTGGGTAGAGCCAGAAGATTTAGAAGAACCCAGCATAGTCGTAAGAACTGTTGGCTGGTTAGTTAAAGAAACTGAGGAGAGATACTTCTTAGTAACATCTTTAACTTCAGACAGGGGAATGGGTGGACTCAATGAGATATTGAAGCCAACCGTAATTCAAACAAAAGTGTTAAGGAAAACATACTAATGAGCAGTTTATGTTTATTAATTATAACAATTTGTTATGCAATAACATTTGTAGATTTACTGATAAAAGGAAATTATCCTTTGGGGTTTATGTTTGGTTTTTACGGTGCTAGTTGCGTATGCCTATACTTTGTAATGATGGGAGAAAAGACATGAGTTCAGCAACGGAAAATGAAATGGGTGAACTCCATGCTGTTATGGTAAAACGATTAACAGATAAAATTAAAAGCGGAGATGCTACTGAAAGAGATTATGAATGTGCTAGAAAATTACTTTCTGATTCTGGCATTGAAGCTTCTGCAAACAATAAGAAAATCAAAACATTAGCGAAGGTTGTTGACCTTCCTTTTATGACTGAAGATGCAATTAAAAATTGAAGAACAGAAGTGGATTGAACTATCTGAGGAAGAACAAAATTATATAATATCTGATTTTAGAAACTTCCTTTTTATGACATGGAAACATCTTGGATTACCTAGCCCAACTCCTGTTCAATATGATATTGCTGAATACATTCAACATAGTAAACGAAGAACTATAGTAGAAGCATTTCGAGGGGTAGGTAAATCTTGGATTACTTCTACGTTTGTATGTTGGTTACTTCTAAAAAATCCACAGTTAAAAATTCTGGTAGTGTCTGCCGCTAAAGATAGGGCTGATGCTTTCAGCACATTCACAAAAAGATTAATGTCTGAGATGCCTGTACTGAGACATTTATGCTCTAAGCGTGGACAGAGAGATAGTAATGTAGCTTTTGATGTAGCTCCTTCTTCTCCTGACCATGCACCCAGCGTAAAGTCTGTTGGTGTTTATGGGGCTTTGGCTGGTACTCGTGCTGATTATATTATCGCTGATGACATAGAGATTCAGAATAACTCTTTAACTCAATTAATGAGAGA